TGTGGCAGATGCCAAGTACAGCGCAGCCTTGAAGGTGTCGGCAGTCGTTGCTGCACGGATAACGCCAGTGCCAAAGTTGTGATGACCGACAAGCAGTTCACCTTTGAAACTGGTACACATCGCCTGGGTATTTGCCATGATCTATTTCCTTAAATTTGTTCAGTGATGCCATCAGCAAAAACACCGCGCTTGAGCGCCATGTGAACGGATCGATGCACCAACTCTTCGCCCAGCCAGTACTCAACCCAAGTCGTTGTCTCGGTGTCATTCTCTACAGACCCTTCACGCTTTTCAAGCAGTGACTCGTCCATCTCGCCTTTGGTAGTCGTAATCATATTTATCCAAAAGTCTTTGCACGGGTAAGCAATGCACCGCCAGAGGATGCACCCCTGTCATCGGCCAATTGCAAGTCGCTCAATGCACGCTCATACAGCGTTGCCCACACCTGAATTCTCGCATCATCTTGCAGATATGGAGCAGCCTGTAGCAGACTTCCGTACAAATAGGCGTCAGGGCTTGAATCCAGCAAAAAGTTGGTAGCCACAGAGTTTGACAACTTTGACAACTTTGCGTAATAAATTAGCTCAGTCAGATAGTTTGTGTCGGGTGTTGGGACAAGCCGGAACTGAGTGCCGACCACGCCAAAAAAACTTGGCCTGCCGCTGGCTGTGAATTTTGTTGATTCAGCATCCAGCGCGTCTACAGTCATAAACGACAGGGGTGTTGGTGGATTTGTTCCGGTGAGCTTGAAAGACTTGACTTCCAAAAAGTCATTGGGCGTTGCGCCATACTCAGCATTGAATGACGCATTGGCCCTGACAATCATCTGCCTCGTGCGCAGGGTGCGTTCCATCTGCGCCTCGGCCAGAGAGATGAAATCGGGGATAGCCGCCGTCAGGTCTGACCGATTGAGCCAGTCTGCAATGGATGCCTTCAATTCGGTGTAGGTTGTCAGAGCCATCAGACTGCCTCTATTTCTTTCATCACCCAAGTGTGATCGTGCTTGAATTCAAAAGTCCCGATGTGTCCAATCTCTTTGGAGACATCGTGATCAATCCATATTTTAAAGCCTGCTGCCGCTGCTTTTTGGCAGAAAAAAACATCCTCACCAATGTAGCCCCTTTTGTCCACGCGCCAAGGCGTTTCAAACCAAGGCTCAGACAGTGCCGCAAAGACATTTTTTTTGATCAGCATCACACCCATTCCCACAGACCCAACTTCTTGCAGGCCGGTGGACTCTGGCATTGTCCAGACCAGTTCCCTGTCGCCGTTCTCTTTGTACAGTTGCGCTGTTGGGCCAGTGGGCATTCTACGCCGTGCGCAGTTGGTCGCCACGATGTCAAGGTCATGCTTAAGCAGCCGCCCGATCATGTCTTGCGGAAACCGCATGTCAGAGTCAATGAACAGGATGTGGCTGCAATCCTCGGCCATTGCATCCAGTGACAACTCTGCTCTCTGGTTGGCAATCAAAGTGCCTTGAGAGATTTTTAGGCTTACAGCGTCATTGGTGTTGAGCGTGTGATACGCAACCATGTTCACCAAGTCGTAGCTGTACATGGTGTGAACCATGTCCCGTGCTGGAGTGCAGACCGCAATGTAGTTCATACTTTCCCAGGTCGTGTTCTAAAAAATTGATTGTCGGAATCGTTGAGCCAGCGCTTCATGTACTCCTGATCATCGATCTTGCCCTCGGCCTTCATCTTGTAATAAAGCGCTTCAGGGATGGATGCCACCAAGTGCCATTCGCCATTCCAGTTGGCCTTGCCGTCCATAGCGTTGTAGATGGCCTTGTTGGCCTCAATGACCGCAGTCACATCTTGCGCAGTCTCAATGGTCACATCGCCAGTTTCAGCATTCTCATGCCAGTAGCGGGTGATACCCTGATCTTTGTTTTCGCTAAATAGTCTTTTGTGAATCATTTAAAAAAGGGCCAGATTTCTCTGGCCCTTCCCGTTGCTTACTGTTAAGAAGTAACCAAGTCAGCGGCCAAGCCGTGAGCGTTTTCTGCCAAGATTTTCAGGCCGTACTCAACCAGCAGCATGCGCTTGTCGGCATCGCCTGTTTTGGCCAGTTCGACTTGCTGGTAAGGACGCAGCACAGTCATCTTTGCGTAGTCAGGGTCAAGCACAAACGCATCACGCTCACGCTGGAAGCGGTTTGCAATCACAGACACATTGCCGAAGTCGCTGACATAAATGTCAACTGCACCGATCAATGTGGCAGGCTTTGCACCGCCGTCAATGTTGAAGCGGCTGGATGCGATACCAGCAAAGCCAGAAACGCGCTGCTTGTTGACAGGGCCAACCATCAGGATTTTTGGTGTACCGCCAGCAGTCCACACCTTCTGAATCACATTCTTGAGAATGGTTTCAGTGAAGGTACGCACAGTGCCATCGGTACGGCCAGCGGCTGGCAGCGTGGTGTAAGTCGGGTTAGCACCGTTGGTGGTGTCAAAGTCAATGTTGGTCTTCAAGAAGGCCGTCAAAGAACCCGTCTTCCGCGCTGTGGTTGAGTCACCAGCAACTGCACCAGTGTTGGACAGCATGATGAATTCTTGGTCACGCTTTAGCTCCGAACCCCTTTTAGCTATTTGGTATGCTAGTTCAGAGCGTCTGCCTGCCTTATTTACTACTTCTTCAGTAGCTGACAAGACAATAGTCTTGCGGCTGATCTGGCAGTAGTTCTGCACGCGCACGGTAGGAACCACGGCGTCAAAAGTACCGACATCATCACCCTCAAGCTGGGCATTGGCAGCGGCTGCGGCCAGTGTATCTGTCTGGTATTCAAACAGAGTATTGGTCACACTTTCGCGGCCAATGTTGGACATAAAAGGCGTTTCTTCAGGCGCAATGTTGGTAATCACATTGCTGAGATCTTCACGAATACCTTTTGCAGAGTATGTGGTGAAGGTGTTTGCTACGATTGTCATGATGGATCATCCTAAAAGTTTGTAAATTGCATCAGCCGCATCATCGATGCGACCCGTTTTTGCAAGACGCTGCTTTGCACGGACTGCCTCACTTGTTGTCGAAACCCGACCCGCTGCTCCTGGCTTGGCTGGTCGTGGGCCATTGTTCACCACAGGCTTGATGCCTTGACGCTTACTTACCATCTGGTCAAACAGCGCTGCTTTACGCAGCAGTAAGACCAGCCGGTGATCGTAAACACTCTTCAAGTCTTCATCAGAAAAACCGGCAGACTTGGCAGACTCAATCAGCATCGCTTTTTCTAGCTTTGCTTTCTTTGCGTCTTTCCACTCTGGCAGTGCCGCCAACAGCGCATCTTTCTGGCTTTCCAGATGCTGCTGCATAGACTGCTGCTGCTCTTGCTGACTCAACTGGTAAAGGCGCTGCTGCTCGGCCTGAATAGCGTGTGCCTTGTCCTGTCGATCCCGCAAAACCTCTTTTTGCCGCACCCACTCGATTGGGTCTTCGTTATAAAGACGATCCAAATCGACCTGCGGCTCTGAAGACTGAAGCTGGGCTTGCAATGCTCCCAACAATTGAGCGTACTGTCCACGCTCGGCCCGAACTGCCTGCGTCTCTGCCTCGACTTGCTTTCGCACCTCGGCAATCTGCTGCGTTTTTCGGGTGTAGTCCTGAGTCCTTGAATAGCCTTTTTGGAGTTCGTCCAGCGTCACAGCGACTTCCTTACCGTCAATCTTGACGGTGAAAGTCTGTGGCTGTTCTTGCTCCTCTTGCTCTTCCTCTTCTCCAGACTGTTCCTCTGAGGTTTCTTCATCTGGCGCGTCTTCCACACCAGACTCATCATCCTCAGAAGCCGCTGCCTCTAAGTCCTCTTCGGACTCTTCGGCTGACTGCGTCTCACCAACTTGCGCTTGTCCTTCTTCAGGGGCCAACATTGCTGAGATTGCACTGGTCGCCTCGACCACATTCATTGCTTGTATTTCTGCCATAGTATTTTCTTAAATTAGATTTTTCTGTGATTTAGTGATAGCGCTCTGTGCAATCTTTCCGTTGTCCATTATTTTGGTCAACTCTTGCTTCAAGCCATCAATGGCCTGCAACATGCACCACGCTGTCTCCCTCTTCACAGACTCTTCAGGTTTCGATGATCGAAATACCCAAAGTTGGTCATTCTCCAATTTTGCAATCGCAGTGTTGAGGGTTTCGTCCTCAAGCAACTGCTTGGCCTTTCGGCCCTTGTTTACCTGGTCTTCATTTGTCACTTACTGTGCCATTCCATTAAAGGTTGATGGATTCATCATCGGCTGCATCGGTGGCTGCTGCTGCTCAATAAACTGAGCCGCCTGCTGCTGGGCCAGTGCCGCCTGCTGACGAATTGCTTCACGATCAATATTCTGAGCCGCATCGATCTCAGCCGTATTGATCTGTGAGTTGTACTTTAACTCAATTTCATACTTTTTGAGGTACAGATCTTGGGCCATCTGATCGCGCTTCAAATCGTCATCCATCATCATTTGCTGGCGCTTTAGCTCCAATTCTGCCGCCTTCTTTTGGATGTCGGCTTTGATGGACTCGGCCTGCACCTGTGCCAGCAACTCTTCTGGCGTAGCCTTGGGCGCTGGTGGCGCTGGCGGCACATAGTCGGCAGGGATGTCCTGAAAGTAGCTGGACGCATCCTTGAACCCAGACAACTCCACGATCTTGCGCAAGGTATTAGAAAACTGCTGCGGGGTGACCAATGGATTTTGAGTGCCAAGCTGCTGCAATATCTGCTCTTGCTTGGCCATGATCATCATCAGACCTTGCAAACGCTCGTTGGTATCGCCGTTGCCCAGACCGATGTTGATGCTTGCGTCCATGCTGGTTTCCCAGTGGCTTGGGTCAATCGTCACAAACTCGTTGCGCATACGCACGATCCGAGCCTTGTCTTGGTGAGTGACCACCAAGAACAAAATGCCCTTAAACAGCTTCTTCATGCCCTCGGCCAGAATGCGTGCCGTCAATTCAATCCGGCTCTGGCTGGCTGACACTGTGGCGGCCACTGCCGCCTTGGTGCTTGACTGCAATGCGTCAGCGTTCAGACCCATCGCCGCCTTGCTCATGCCGGTGCGGTCTTCGCGGATCTGATCCATGTACTCCAACATTGGAAATGCAGCCTGACCCACAAATGGGGTGGACAGAGGCTGAACCATCCCAGGCGCACGCATACGGATAATCGCGCCGGTTTCGTTGTTCAGCACATCGTCAATGTTGACTTGGCCTTCAACCACCGCCGTGCGGGGGTGGATCGACTGCGCCAGACTGTCCAGCGTATTGCGCAGGATCTCCGATTTGATCTCTTGCAAGTCATGCGTGATGTCGAAAATCGACATCGCTTCCAATGGGCTGGTGTGCGGCTCTGGGTCGCAGGGAAAGTCAGCAAACGGGATGTAGCTGGCCGGCAGGTTGCGCACCACCTTGTAGCCACTGCCCATGCAACAGACCTTGCGCAACTCTGGAAGGCCATCGCCGTCATAGTCAACCCGTGAATATGCCTCGATGTACAGCACCCGCTGCATCATCGGGTTGGCTGCGTCATTTATGCCAAAGGTGGTGGATAGCGGCTGCCGCGCCAGATACTCGTCATTGCTGTCCAAGTCGCTGCTGGAGATATTTTCGTCAATCTCTTCTTGGTCATAGCCCATCGCCAGCAGGTCAGCCACTGTGGCCATCTGCCGGTGGGCAATGATGGTGGCGTCATCAAAAGACCGAGCGCGTCTGTCAAGCAGCAACTCCTCTGGCGGCACGGCCATCACAGTGATGCGGCCATCCTTGGTAACGCGCTTGACTTGCACATCGTGCAGCATTGGCGCTGGCATCGTCACCGGCTGACCCGTCATTGGGTCAATGGTGGTCATCTGCATCTCGTCAATATCTGGGTCTGGGTAGGAAACCACAATCTTGACTTGCGCATCAGGCTCTTGCATCACCATTTGCAGGGTCTGCTCATCCAAGCCGGTGTAATCGTCAATCTTGACTTTCTCGTCATCAGTCCAGTAAAACTTGGCAATGCCGCACTTCCTGACCAGCGCATCCTTGAAAATGGCGTAGGTAGTCAAGAATCCGCTGTTGTCGTTTTGGAAAATGTAATTTACATAATCGGTGGCCTGCTGCGCAGACTTCACATCCTCTGGCCCCCGAGGCACAAACTCAACCACATTCTCGCTGGAGAAAAAGACCTTCATCAGGCTGGGCAGCATGGCGCTTACAGTGTCGCGCACCTCCATCGCCACCACCTTGCTGTTGCCCTCGACCTCGTTGCCGAACAGGTCGCCTCGGTAGTACTCAGTCCCCCGCGCACGGGTTGGCGACAGGTCGCTGTCCACATAGCTGATGGCATCAGTCAGATCTTGCGTGATGATCGCTTGCAGTTCCGCATCGTCCATCGGGGTCTGGGCTGCAATGTCGGTGGATAAATTGTCGGTAATGTTTTCAATCATGGCTGTGCCTTTAGGTAAACCGCATTGCTTGAATTTTAATCTTTAAAAGCCAAACCAAGCCTTTGCATATTCTGGACGATTCTCCATGAGCCACGGCAGCGCGTCCTCATGCAGTTTTTGGGCATTAAAGCCAATCGTGTTGCTGCCGATGTGGTGGACATAGCTGGCACTCACAAAATGCGAGTAGCCTTTTTCGATCAAATCCCTACAATGCACATCGTCACTGTACCAATTCAGAGGGGGAAACTTTGCCTCCTCAAATGCTTCAGCCGAGATCCACGCGAATATCGGGCTGACTTCCTCGGCCATCTTGATGTGGGCCTCAGACGGGAATTTGTAAAAGTTCAGCTTCTCGGGTTTCTCAGTAACCCTCACATTTTGGCAAGGCCGCGCCGCATCAGTCCTTGATGCAACCCATCCAGCCTTGACGCTGTGCATGGTCTTGATGATCGCCACATCCTCAATCAAGGTTTTGACGCTGGTCGGCGTCAGCACAATGTCATCGTTGGCCACGATACAAGATGACCAGTCCTTCATCGCCGCCTCAATCACCTCGTTGTAGTCATCGCCAAAGTTCCTTGGCTGGCCATAGATTTTGTAGTCAGCCTCAAAGTTCTCAAGCACTGACTCTGGCCCCCGCAGGTAGACCGGACACTCTGGCGCGTATTGCTTGATCGACTCCAGCAGCACCGCCAGCCCATGCCCCCTGACTGTGGCAATCACAATGGGACTGATCATTTCTTGGCTTTGTTTCTGGCGCTGATTGCCGCCGCCTTACTTTTGGCATCGGCCTTGGAGCTTGCGCCCCATGCCTTGAGACTCAGCAGCAGCCTTGTCGGCTCGCCGTTCTTCATCTCAGGCCCAGGCATATTGCCCATGCGTGCCAAGAACGATGCACGCCTCGGATTGTCGCCAGCCTTGACGGGTGGCTTGATGTCTTGGCCGGCGGCTTTCAGGCTGGCCCGTCCAGCAGCGTTCAAGCCCCCCTTGGGGTTTTGCCCTGCTTTGCGCTGCCAAGCTGGGGTCTTCATTTCTTCTTCACTGGCTTGGCGGTCTTGGCCGCTGCCTTAAAGTCGGCAGTGCTTGGTGCGCCCTTGCTGCCAGGCTTCCTCATCTTCTCTTTGGAACCAGCAGCGATACGCGCCTGTTTGGCGTTGATGTTGGCATAGAGTCCAGTTTTCATTTCTTTGCGCCAATCTTGATGACCAGCATCGGCTTGCCACCCATGTCCTCACCCTCCATCGCGCTGTTCTCACCTGCCTCGTATTCATCGCCATCTTCATCCTCGTCACTGTCAGTGACCCATGCATCGCAGGTACGGCTGGCCGCGCACTTGAAATCAAAGATTTCGCAGTAGCCCAGATCACCTTTTTCAATAACTTCCTCGGCATCACCCTCGCCGCCAATGCCCTTTTCAATGCAGTCGAGCATTGATTCCTCTTGATTAAAAGCCGCGCAGTTACCGCACCGGCTCATCTTGGCATCCTCAATGCTGACCTCCCACTCGTCTGCCTTTTTCTTCCAAAAAGCAGTATTCGGCAGGTCGGGATTCTCAGGGCCGTAGTTGGCGCTGTTGATCGCCTTGGCCCTGTTGCGCAAATTGATGGTGATGTCTTGTGTGGCCGTTGGGCAGCTTTCGCCAGCCTCATCGTCACCCATCAGTTGGGTCATGGTTTCTTTGATCGTGGCCATCAGCGCATCCCCTTTGTTTTCATGTTCTTTGCAGTCCGGCTACCGCGCATGGGCAGCTTGGCAGTTGACAGCGCAATGGAAATCGCCTGCTTTGGATTCTTAACCGGCTTGCCGCTGCTCGTCAGCTTGCCTGACTTGAACTCGCCCATCACCTTGCCGACCTTCTTCTGCGCTTTAGTCATCATTTTCATAGCTTTCACCTTAAACAATTTCAGTGACAGAGAATGTGGTGGTCGTGCCGCACACCACAGCAATCTTGTGGCCAGGAGTGACCTCAATGTATTCCACAGTGTTGATTGGCAAGCATTCCGATGTGGCGTTGCTGGCCGTTGGGTTTGCACCAACTTCATAGTGCAAATGTGCTGTGCTTGTGTTTGCCAGTCGAACAATAGTAGTTCCAGCGGCAAATGCATTTGACTGCTGGCTTGTTGATGTTACCGAGATTACTTGGCTTGTGCCAAATTGGCCAAAATTGCAGAGCTGGCCATTGTCATCGCGTGAGAGTTTTGACATGTCGGCCCCTTTAGGTGATTTGCGTGATGCAAATGTCAGTGGCCGTTGCGCCGCGAATCACCGCAATCTTGTCGCCGCCATTGACCGCAATGTACTCCACCGCATTGACCGGCAGCATGGCGCTGGTCGTGATGGTGGCCGTTGGATTTGCACCAACCGCAAAGAATAAAGGCGCTGAATTTATATTAGCCAGACGCACAATGGTGCAATCAGCAGCCACAGCGTTTGACTGCGAGCTTGTGGCTCCAACTGTGATCACCTGACTTACGCCTGGGCGGCCAAATGTTGCCACCTGCCCATTGTCATCCCGTGTCAATTTACTCATGTCAAATCCCCGTGTGGTTGTGAATGCCCAATTATGCAACCCGAACTAGGTTTCGGCGCAGGGGCTGGCTCCACTTGCTGCTGGCCGCCGACCCAAACATCCCTGCCACGGCATCGCTGGCAAAGGTCAAAACAAAGGCATCGGCCTTGTCCGGTGACGGCAGACCCCGCTTTTTGATCTCGTCCTTGCCCTCAATGGCAATTTTGCCACTTGATGTGAAGGTGTAGCGTACTGTGGCCAACTCGCTGATCAGCACATCATCCTTGGCCAGTTTGCAGTCCCGCGCCTCAAGCCACGCTTTGGCCTTGTACCAAAGCTCGGCCTTCAAGTTCCGATAAGTTCCGCCCATAGCTGGGCTTTCTGACACATTGATCCCCCGCGCCGGTAGACCCAACTCCCGCAGCCGGTCAACCACCCCAGCGCCCAGACCGATGCTGTCCACCAGAATCTCCCGTGGCTGCTCACTCGGGGCCAGTGCATTGAACTCGGCCACCACCGCCCCCGTCAACTGCATCAAGTCCAGATTCTTCCAAGTGCGTATGCTTTCCGTCACCACATTACCCTGCCGCTTGCACAGCGCTGACCTGTCCGAGCCAAACCGCGCCACATCCAGCCCCCAGACCATTGGCGCTGACTTGCTGGCCGCCACATCCCTGTGGAGCGCACTCTCAAGCAGATCCATCGGGATGACAGTGTCATCGTCCCCTTTGGGAAACTCCCCGATCACCCTGATCCGGTAGACATTGCTTTCCTCGCCGTAGCGCATGGCCATCTCTTTGACATACTCATCACTCACCCGTGGCGAGTCGGTGCATGCCACTTGGAAAGTTGTCCACTCCTGCGCCAGCCTTGTGTGCGTGTCGTAGAAAAACCCGCTGCTCCTGACCGGATTGCCCAGCAGCAAAGTCACAGCGTTGTGCCCAGACATCGATCCAGCAGCCGCCTCAAAGACCTGCTCCGGCACACCTGATGCCTCATCGGCCACCAGCATCACATACTCAGAGTGAATTCCCTGCAATGCCTCGGGCTGCTCGGCCCGACTTGTCCGAGCCGAAATAAACATCTCAGTCGGCGCAGCGTTGAACTCAATCCTCTCCTGCTTGACAGTCAGCAGGCTCTGCAATGGCGCAGGCATTGCGTTGATCCAGCGCTTTAACTCCGCAAACATGGCGTCATACAACTGCGAACTTGTCGGCGCTGTCACCACCACCTTGACAGGGCTGCGGGTCATAAAGTACCACAGCATCGCCCATGAACTTGCCGTGGATTTGCCCACCCCGTGGCCAGATCGCACGCTGATCTTTCGATCTCCACGGGCAATCGCCCCCAAGAACTTTTCTTGCCACGGGTCTGGGTCTACGCCCAGCACCTCCTTGACAAACAGCACGGGGTCGTTGTGGTATCGCTCAACCCACTCGGCAAAGACATTCTTTTTTATCATATGCGTCAATTTTACAGGCTGGGGCGCTTCTTTGGCAGTGGACTCCAGTGAGTGTAGAAGCTGGAGTCGCTGCCCAGCACCCCGTACTGCGCCACCCCGCCGATGCTCAGTAGCTGCAACTTTGCGCTGCGCGGTGTGTCCTTGTCAATCGGCATCCAGTAGACATCAGTCGCCACCGCCACGGTGCTGGTCGAGTTCATCTTAAAGCTGCTCGGCAGGTACACATCAGCCATGCGCCACCGCCTTGGGTGACTTCATACTGGCCCGCTGCTCACGCCTTTTTCGGTTGTAGTCGCTCCAGTAGGTATCGGGCTTGATCTCGCCCCTTTTGATTTTTTCTTCAGTCGTGTACGCCATCCAGTCAAACGGGGTTATTGGTTTCTTTTTCATTGCAGTATTTAATGTGGAATTCATCGTTGATCTGTCGCTGGCACAACTCGCAAATCGGCTTGCGAAATATTGCGTCATACCGCTTGGCGTAGTCTGCATGGCTGACCGACAGCGGCCTCAGGGCCGATCCCTTGCCACCATCGCTCATGTTGACTCCAGCCCACGGTCAAACGCCCATTGATTGGGGTCGATCTCTTTGACTGGTGCTGTCTCTCCAGCAGTCACGCATTTGCCGCCCGCGTTTGGCGTACTTACCGACCCGTTAGGAAATCCGTAAAAAGCCTGTGAGCCGGCTGCAATTGGCGGTGTGCAAGTATGAATCGTAATCAGATCAGCAGTGCGCTTGCCGCACCTTGGGCAGAAGTTGCGCTCCTCTGGCTGTGCCAATGCGTCTATCCATTCGCGTACCTGTGCATCGTCAAGTGACAAGCCTCGTTTCGTTGCAAAGTCTATGATTGCATCTGCTGCTGGCGCTGCGTCATCAGCAGCCGACAACACGATGCGCTCTTTACGCGAGGTAAGGTAGCCCATAAAGTCAAACAATGCACCAGCAATAACAGTGCGCGCCACAGGCTCTTGCACTGGCTTAGGTGGATAGTTGTTGCTACTGCAAGCTACGCACTCATACAACACTGCTGCTTTGCATTCGGGGCAGGTAGGCTCCTGCACTGGCTGTGCCAAGGCTTCTTCGATGGCGGTGATGGCTTTGCCACATTTGACGATGTAAGGCTGGTCATCGCTTAATGCTGATTCCAGCGCCTCAAGCACTTGCTCCAGCTTCTCTCGTTCAATTTGAATCATGTGTTCCCCCTTGCTCGTATGGCGTCACCCCATGTGCCGCCGCCTTCTTTCAGGATGTGGTCAACCGCCTTCGCACACGCCTCGTTCTCAGCGGCCACCATCTTCTTGCACATCAACGACCACGAGGTGTTGGCTCGGGCGTTGGCGGCTTCTGTGGCTGCTTCTTCGACAAGCTCGGCAAAGCGCTCAAGCTCATCGGGATAGAGCAAATGACAGTCTTCCCATACTCGGACTTTTCCATTGTTTACCTCCCGCGCCATGCGGATGATGTCTTCTTTGTTCATGCGTCCACCCACTTCCAACCCAGCACCAGACGCACACCCATGCGGTGCGCCCAGCAGGGCTTCTTCGGCAAGTTAAAAATAATCCACCCGCCATCGGCCTCGTCACCCATGCGGTAGCCGCCAACAGGCGGGGGCGGGGTGCGTATCTTGAGACTTCCTGTGTCGTATGTGTTCATTTGCTGCCCCCCAAAATCATCTCCTCCAACACAGCATTCGCTGTAAGCAAATCATCACTGATAGAAGCGGGCAAAGGGTTCTTCGTGCTGTATGCCCAAGACTCAAGTGCCGACAGCAGCTTGAGAATGCGCAGTGCGTCTAGCTTGGTCATTTCTCATCCTTTGCAAAATGCGCCACGTAACCCTCGTAGCAGGACAGCCAGAAGGCTGCAATCTTGTCGTCAGGCTCTGCTTCCAACTTGATCTTGAACTCTTCTATCCTGCGCTTCCAATGCTCAATGACGGCTGCGGGTGGTGCGTATTCTGTAGTCATATCAGCAAGCTCCAAATCCAAACGCCAGTAAAGAACAGTGCCAAGCAGATCACCGCCAGCACACCCATGATCGCGGTCAGCATCGCCGTGCCAACGGTCTGCCATGCTTCGGGTACAGGCTTGATGTCCTCGGGGACAATCGGGTACGCCTTGACCTTTCGGCGCTCGACAACAGCGGTGTCGTACTTGCAGTCCCAGATGCACTGAGGCAGATGCGGGCAGTCGATGCGGCCCGTGTCGCAATGTCTTGTCATTTCGTCCTCGCTTTCAGCATGGCGTCGGCTTGTGCGTATGCAAAATTGGCGATCTCATTTGGCATGTACTTCCAATCAGCCACCTCCAAAATCAAAGCCTCCATCGCCTTGGCCGCGAAGTAGTCGCGCAGGGTCATGCCTACATTGCAGCAGTCTCTGTCCAGCGGAAACGCTGGTCCGCCTGTTTCGTCAATCATGCTGTCTCCTTCACTTCTTCCGTGCTGGCCACATACGCCTTCAGCCGCTTGATCCGGCTCTTGTTGTACGTCACCAGCGCCTGTGCGTACTCCACACCCGTCTCCGCACGCAGCAAGGCCATCTCGGCCTCCAGCAACTCGCCGGCAATCGCCTGTGCCGGTGTCACCGACCGCATCAGCAGCCTCAACTCATTCCAAATATCTTTAATCATTTCTCGTTCTCCTTTTAATTAATCTACTAATTGTCATGTGACTAACTTCAAATATCTTTGCAACTTCTCTTGTGGTTAATCCTTGGTCAAATAACTTATATACCCGACTAATAGATATATTGACCCTCGGCCTTCCAGCACCTTTTCTTTTCCCGCCATGCGTCATTTATATATATCTTCGCGGATTGCAATCTCAATTACTTCCTTAAAATCATCACTGATTAACTCAAATATATCAGCGCCACCTACCCAGACCTCAACCAATATCACCTGTTCAGGGATGGCTGGCTCAATAACTACCCCGTCTTCCAATATCTCCGGCTCTGCGCCCTCCCACTCGTACCAGCACTCCAGACTCTGGCGGCACAATCCCGTCACATATTCATGCATCAACTTCATGCTGCTTCTCCTTGTAATGCCCTGCGGATTGCCTCATGCGAGACAACTACCATGTGGCTGGTTTTTAAAATTGCCGATATGGCTCTAAACGAAATTCCTGTCGCCCTCATCTCCTTGGCGTACGCCAGTGCCGCCTGCTCTTCAGGTTTTTCCACCAGCACTGCCGCCTGACCAGTGCCTTGGATGGTGTACCCGAACTTGGCCGAGCCACCCAGATGGCCGCCAGCCTTGCGCTTGGCAGCTTGCCCCTGCTTCTGCCTTTCCTTCAGCACTCTGCGCTCATGGCCTGCAAAGCTGCAAAGGATCTCCAGCATCAACTGCGCGTAGATGTTGCTGCTGTCAGTGACATCCCCGTGGCCGTTGATGATCAGCTTGACACCAAGCTCCTTGCACTTCTTGATCGACTGAAGCGCATCCAGCAAATCACGGCTGAACCGATCCAACTTGGCCACGATCACAGTGTCGCCCTGCTGGAGTGTCACGCTGTTGGCGCTGAGTCGTGCAAAGAAGGGGTCTGCACCACTCACGCCGCCATCCTCAATGAACTGGTCAATGACCAGGTTGTGGCTCATCGCGTTGCCCTCGATCTGGCGCTTCTGCTCCTGCATGCTGGTGTTGTCCACCTGCTCTGTGGTGCTCACCC